GATACTGCATCACCAATCGCTTTGGTGAAAAAACTTAATTGATTATTCGCGTATGATGGTTGATCTTCACCAGAAGATAACATGAAATAACATTTTTTAAATCTTTGTTCATTTGCTTGAAGGTGTTTTTCCAAGGCGTTTGGATCTTTAATGTATGCAATGCCTGAGTTACAAGCATCCACAATTTTTACAGCTAATTCAGGCTGCAACGACTTAATCATTACATCTAATTCACTATTCTCCAAAGAAGTTGTCCTTATTTTTGAAGAATCAAAATCAGACATTATATAATGAAAGTCAACACCATTGAAAAATCCATGCCCACTAAAATAAAAGAAAATTTCATCTATTTTCTTACCTTCATGCTCAGAAACAAAAGCTGCCAATTTAGCTTTAACATCTTGTGTATTAGTTCCTTCTGATATAAATAAAGTGGAGTTGAATTTATCGCTTAGCTCAGTTATTCGTTTAATTAGCTCTACGTCTTTTTTACATGCAGGCAACTGGGGCTGTGAAGTATACTCACTTACCCCAATTAATATTGCTAAATTCATTCACATGGTTCCTTATGTGCATTTTTAAACGTGGAACAGTAAGTTATAACCGTAGAACAATAAGTTGCAACAAATATTTCACCATGCGACAGAGAAACTCCAGCACTTAAGACTAGAAATTGACCACATTTAGCTAAGGGGGTGTTAATAATCATTCAAAATCATCACCCCAAGGAGAAATTAAGGAAAGGCGAGAGCAAAAAGGGACTCAGATTAGAGATATTCTAAAATGTATTTTTCGACCATAGCCTTATCAGTAGCACTAAATCCCAGCAACGGACGGACGTCGTACTGCACCGGCTGGCTGTGCCGATTGGGTTTGTCTTTTAGCCCCTCTTGGTGGATGCGCGCGATACGCTGAACCTTACCTGCAAACTCTACCGTCGCCGCCTCGTTAGAGCCTTTGGCCTTGAGGTAACGGGCGGTACGCATCTTGGCGAACATCTCTCGCTTCACGCGGCCTTTTTTGCCTTTGATGGGCTGGCGTTTACGGCCTGCGTAGGGGGAGCCATCCGGTGCCTGCTGGCTCTTGATGCGCTGCTGCTGGCTGGCGCGTAACCGCTTGGCAATCTCGGCGGCCATTTGGCGGCGGCTGGCGGGTGACAGGCTGGCCAGCAGTCCGGCCAGTTTGTCGTCAAAGGCTTTAAAATCACTCATCCCACTGACTCACCAGTTCGCCGTTGATATAAAGCGCCGTTGGGCGAATAACCGGCACCGGCTCCGGCGGCTCCCCGAGCTGCGTGACGTGCAGCGCGCCGTTCGCCTCTTTCACCAGCGTGCGCTCAGTCAGACGTAACGACATACGCAGGTCGATACTGTCATCGTTATTAATATCGGCGACGTAGGTGAAGCCGTGTTTCTTACCGTCATCGGTGGTCATTATGTCAGGCTGGTTCTCACGCAACCACGCATTCACCGGGACCAGCAGCAAATTCATGTCACCGGTGTAATCGGTCACGGTGACGTCGAGCGAGTAACGATTTTCAAACGACAGCGAGGCGGCCAGCGTCCCGTCAATCGCGCCGTTATCAAGAAACAGGCGCAGCATGTCGGGGTTTTGGCGCAGCAGCGGCACGGACTTAAAGAGTGCTTTCTTGAGGCTGGCCGGTTTTAACATCATGGTTCTCCTGACACTGTTTCACGGTTTCAACTTGCAGCGCACAGCTTACGAGCGCGCCCTCAAGCTGGCGGATATCATCGCTCAGGTCGCCGTTCGTTTTCGGCTGGCTGGCCGGTATCGGGCAACTGCTGACTCTCGGACAACCAGCGTAAATAACCGTCGGGGGTCGCGAACCCGGGGCGGGCGTGCAGCCTTGCAATATCGTCAGGCAAAGCAGACTGATACCAGCGGCGCAGGGTGTCATTTTCATTGAGTAGCCTCGTGATGGTTTGATTGCGCCGCGCGGCAAGCGTACCGGCGGCGGCCAACTGCTGACGCAAAACCACCTGTGCGCGCTCATTGCGCTCGGTGCTGGCCTTTAACTCATTCAATGCCTGACCGCTGGTTTTCAGGTCGCGCTTGAGCTGGTTAATGCTGTCATTGGCCGCCGCCAGTTTATTTCTCACCGACTGCAAGCCGGTCAGTGCAACGGCCAGCATAAGCAGCGAGACCAGTAAGAAAATCACCGCCACTCTCATGACGCCCCCTTAAGGCAGTGTTTTAACTCGGCGCTGCGCCGGTTGATGAGGCCGCCACTCTTTACACCGTTCACAAAGACCCAGCGCGGGAGCTGCTGGCAGGCTTTGCCCCATTGGCTTTTGTTGATGAAAAACGCCAGCGTTGAGCGGCAGGCGGCAGCGGTGCCGACGTTAAACGCAAAGCTGACCACTGCGTCATACACCGGCTGCGGCATGGCGACAGGCATACACTTGTCGACGGCCCGCTCGGTCATCAGCACGTCGCTTATCAGGTTTTGCGCCGCAATAGGCTCGGTGATGGCCTGCGCGGGTTTGACGCCAGCGGTGTGGCCAATGCCCGACGTCCAGACTCCGGCGCTGCACTGGTAGGGATTGAGGCGACACCCTTCCAGATTGGCCAGCAGCGCCAGACCGGCGTCGGAGGTTTTCACATCGCGGTGGTCGGGCAACAGTAAAGCCAGCGCCAGCACCACGGCCACGCTGCACCGTTTAACGATTGAGCTCATCGTAAACCCTCCGCGTCAGGCCGTTGCGCTCCAGCAATTTGTAGCTTTTGCGTCGGTAGTACCAGTTAACAAAAAACGTGCCGACAGCCACCGCCGCGCCGACTAAAAAGGCGATATCCTGTGGCGTCAGCGCGCCAAGGAAAGCCAGAAAGGCGGCGATGGCATAAGCCGTTGATGACGTGATTTTTTCCATCGTCAGTCCCATAGCTGAACAGTTTCAGAAGTTGGTGCGGTGTCCACATCGGGCAGTTCGACGGCGGTGCCGTGCGGCAGAATGTCACCGAGCTCGGCCAGCCCGAAATTCGCGGACAGCACCGACTCGACCACGCCCTCCGTGCGCCCGTAATGCCGGTAACACAGTGCGTCGAGCGTGTCCCCCTGTTGTGCGATAACCTTCATCAGAGTTGACTCACCATGCCGCGCGCCTGACCCTGCAACCGCGACAGGTGCCAGCGCATATCCCGCCACTGGTCATCGACCGACACCTCCAGTGCCTCGGCCTTTTTGTCCCCTTTGCCGCTGGAGTCATAGCTGCGATAGCGCTCAAAAATCACGGCGGTGGTCATCGCGCAGACCGCGCTCAGGTAGTGAAAACACTTCAGGCTTTCACCGTCGAGCACCTCGGCGGGTACGTCTGCAAGCCGTTTATGTCCGTCCCGGATCTGCTGTTCGCGGTAGAGATACAGCTCAGCGTTCACTTCCGCCATGGCCGACTTAATGGCCGCTCTCATTCGCTCATCGGTGACGACGTGGCCCAGACGCACCCGCTCACTGACCTGTGCAGGGTCAACGTCGGGAAAGAAAAACGTGTTAGCAATGACCGGGCTGTCTACCGGTACGGGCGGAATAACTCCCGTGGCGCTGTCCGCTGCTGCGGTCATAACAATGTCCATTTTGAAACCTCAATAGGTGGACGGTGGACGCAGGCATCAGACAAGGTTAAAACCTGCATCAGCCTGCGTGCCGTCCGGCGCGGGGCGCGTTCTGTTCACAACCGGAGAGTCATACCTTGCGCGGGCGTCCGCGTTTGGCCGGTGCCGCTTTCGGTTTGGCCTTGCGCACGCTCGCGGCGGCTTTGGGCTTGACCGGTGCGGCAGGCGGTGCCGGTTTTAGCTCTCTCTCCAGTCGTTCAATGTCTTTTTTCACACCGGCGTTAATGTCGAGTTGCATCGCGCGGCTCAGATGGGCTAGCGCCTGCCCGGGCTGCTGGTCAGCGCGCAGCACCAGCCCGGTGATTTTGTGCAGTTTGGCGCGGACTTCGTCGGGCATATCAGCGGCGGTGGTCATCTCGATAACGGTCAGCAGGTCGGAAGCCGCCACCGGTTCGCCGGTTTTAAAGGCGCGCATGGCGGCCAGCGCCACGTCTTCGGCATACAGATAACCGACGGGTCGCTGGTTATGCGGCACGCTGAGGCCGTATTTCAGGGCGTAGCGGGCCATGTCAAACGAGCCGGAAATGTCGCCCGCATCCAGCGTCCACTGGAGCATGGTCATCAGTACGTCGTCCTGCGTACCGGCATCACCGGCCAGCACACCCGCGACCCACGGCGCATACGAGGGCAGCATGGCGCGCTTGTGCAGCGCTTTGTTTTCCACGGAACGGATGGATTTCAGTTTCAGGCGGTCTCCGCGCAGCTTCACCAGCATTTGCCCGTAAGGCAGTGCCGAACGCAGCGGATCACTTTTCCGCTGCGCCGAGGCTTGTTGTGCAGAGACCCGCATCATGTGACGCTGTGCGGGGCTCAGCATGGTTTACGCCTCGCTGTCGGTTTGGACGGTCTCACCCACGTCGGTGGCTTTTTCTTCCGGCGTCACCGGCGTGAAATCACCGAGCTCGATGTTTTCAATCATCGCCGCACAGCCGTAGTCCTCGACCACGAAGTCCACTTTCAGCGACTCGTAATTTTCGATACGGTCACGGCTGGCCACTTCATCGATATGGCGGCGGTGTGCGCTGTCCATGATGTAGATAGAGAGGTTGTCGAGACGGGTGATCAACAATGCATTGTCCGGGAAGTACGGCACGCGCACGGCGGGCAGGTTGCCGATGCGTTTCTGGCTGACGATGATGTCACCGGCCAGCTTCTCGCTGTTTTCCTGCGTCTTGTTGACCAGCGGGAAATACTTGTCCGACAGCATTTTGCGGCCACACACCACCACTAAGCCGGGGTCTTCGGCGTGCCACGCATCCAGCAGAAAATCGGTGGCGTTCATCACGGCGGCGTCGATGTTCTCAAAGTCACCCTTCGCACCAATGCGCACTTTGTCAGAAATCACCTTGCCGGTTTCATCGGTGATCTCATCCATCACCCGTTCAGGCGCTTCGTTGCGCAGCTTTTGCAGCCAGCCGACCGCCACGTCCTGCAACAGCGGATACTGTGCGCGGTCTGAATCGTCCGAGCGGGTCACGCCGTTAAATCCGGCCATGATGTAGTCGAGCGCCTGACGCTTGGCGATGGCATCACGCAGGCGGATCTGGAAGTCCTGATAGCGCGCCCACAGGTCGAGGGTGTTATAGCGAATATGGAAATCGAAATTGACCTGTTCGCATTTGTATTTACGCGACTTGAGCGCCATAAACTCAGCGGTCTTGCGCGTTTTTCCGCTGTCGGTGTCGGTGGTGCTGGCAATGGAGCCGGTCACGCCGAGGCCGATTTTCTCCCCCTCGCTTTCATCCACCGGCACCATATTGATGCTGCTCAGGAACTCAGATGACTCCTGCACGGTAGTAATAAGGCTTTGCGTGACGGACGGCTCCACGCTGAATTTATGGCTTAAATCCACCACGGCGATGCCGTTCAGTTCAGCAAGGCGGGTCAGGTAGGCATTAAATTTAAATCGGGTATTCGGGCGCATAGTGTCTCTCAGTCAAAATAGGGAGTGATTGCCGGGCAAAGCCGGTCAGCAGTTGGTCATGTGCGTGGTGCCACCGTTGCCACCCTGTGACGGCTGGCGGCGGGGCTGGCTAACGCTCTCGGTGTTATCCAGCGAGGTTTTCAGCGTGGTAAACGCCTCGTTACCGGCGGTCACGTCGCTTTTCAGCCCCGCGATCTGCTGCTCAAGCGCACAGAAGCGGGTTGCCGTGCTCTCACCTTCGGCCTGCACCGTCTCGGCCACCACGGTGATGGCGGCCTGCACGTCGCTAAAACGGGCGTCGTCGGTGGTCTGCTTGATGCTGAACATGCCTTTTATTTTCTCGGCGAAGCTGGTCAGCAACGTGTCCGGGAGGTCTTCAAACTCCAGTACGGCGAGCGTCGCGACAGAAAACAGGTCTTCGGGCTGGTCTTTCTTACCGGCGAACGGATTGACTTTGGCGCGGGCGCTGAACTCCAGCATTTCGGTGCCGAGGCTGGCCGGGTCATCGGTGACCGCCAGCCCGACCAGATAGGCTTTACCGGTGTTGGCGAAATTTGGGCGAATTTCCATGGAGGTGTAAATCTTCTGACCGGCTTTGACCATGGCGGCCAGCTCGTCGGTCGGGGCGATTTTGGCGAACAACGCCCATTTGCCGTTCAGCGCCGAGTCATCCTCAATTTTCTCGGCTTTGACCTCGGTGACGTCACCGAGGCGCTTAAAATCCCCCGTCGGTAATAACCCCCGGATGTGCTCCAGATTGATGCGGCAGCCGTAAACGCGCGGGTCAAATGACGCGCCCATTTGCTGGATGTCGCTCGCCTCGATATTGCGGCCGTCGCAGGTATCCCCCTCGACGCCGATACGGAACCATGTAGAAACTTTCTTTGCCATGTGACTGACTCCACTCGTTGGGTATTTCTGAGGGGGCCAGTTTCCCGAGCTAACGCCCCGACGACCAGCGATGGCCGTCTGACGACCGTTGATACAACAGTGGCGTAATGCGCGGGGTTGCCGGGGTGCGTAGCGTGGCGTTTATTCTTTCCAACAGGGCGAAAGCATGAACGACAACAGTGGCACGACACTCATCAGTGACCCGCGCAGGCAGGCCACGCTACTTTACTGGCAGGGGTTTTCTGTGGCGCAAATCGCCGAAACGCTGAACCTGAAAAAACCGACGGTGCAGAGCTGGAAGCAGCGGGAAAAATGGGACGCCGTCGCGCCGATCTCGCGCATTGAAACCAGCATTGAGGCGCGGGTCGTCCAGCTCGTCATGAAAAGCAAAAAAGACGGGCAGGACTTCAAAGAAATTGACCTGTTAGGCCGCCAGATTGAGCGGCTGGCGCGGGTGAACCGCTACATGTCGACGGGCAGCGAGGCGGATCTCAATCCGGCCGTGGCCAACCGCAACAAAGGGGAGCGTAAAAAGGTCGAGAAAAACGTTTTCACTGATGAAGCGATCGCCAAACTCAGCGATGTGTTTATCGACGATGCGTTTGAGTACCAGCGCGGCTGGTATCAGGCGGGATTGCAGCACCGTATCCGCAATATCCTCAAGTCTCGCCAGATTGGCGCGACCTTCTTTTTTGCCCGCGAGGCGCTGCTCGATGCGCTGAAAACCGGACGTAACCAAATCTTTATTTCGGCCAGCAAGTCACAGGCGCACGTCTTTAGAAATTACATCATCGACTTTGCGCGACTGGTCGACGTTGACCTGAAAGGCGATCCGATGCAGCTCCCGAACGGCGCGCGACTGTTCTTTCTGGGGACCAATATCCGCACCGCGCAGAGTTACACCGGTAACCTGTATCTCGACGAATATTTCTGGATCCCCAAGTTCCAGGAGCTGCGCAAAGTCGCCTCGGGGATGTCGCTACACAAAAAATGGCGCACCACCTATTTCTCGACGCCCTCCAGCCTGACCCACAGCGCCTATTCGTTCTGGTCAGGCGAACTATTTAACAAGGGCCGCCGCAACAAAGACGAACGTATTCAGCTCGACCTCAGCCACAGCCATTTATCTGGG